TGTCCAAGTATCGTCGGCCTTGAACTGCCCCGCTGTTGAGTCGTAATAAACAACACTCTGATTAACTTTAGCTGAAGTATCAATATCAAAACCCGTTCCGGCTGGCCCTCTTGGCCCCTCGGTTATTACATCAACAATTTGGGTTATACCTTCAGTGACTGTGACGGTGTTGCTAATCTCATCAACGGTGACGTCATTTTTAGTCTCATCAACAGTAACTGTATTACTCGTTTCATCAACAGTAACTTTATTACTAGTCTCATCTAAAGTGACACTATTTTTAGTCTCATCAATAGTTACTGTATTTTTAGTCTCAGTTAAATTAACTGTATTTGTCATGCGGTGTATCCCTCTTTTGCCGTGATAGTTCCAGTTAACCAAAAATCACTTATGTTACTTGCTGTAAGTCTTAAATCCCAATAAGAAAGGTCTGGCAAAGATGCCGTCTGAGTATCGTTCAAACTAAGTTTGATTGAACCTGTTGAAGCGTTTGTAATAGTACAAGTAATGTCTAAATATTTTTTTCCCCTATCTTTTGACCATGACTGAGCCTCAACTGTATAAGTAGATAAATCAACTGCAGAACCGCCTGAATCTTTTAAAACTATTGCTTGACTCCAATCGCTGCGACGATACAAAGTTATGTTATAAGTTCCCGGCGTGATCGACATTTTATTCCTTGCTATGCCTGCATAATAACAAGGAGTAATGATTTTTGTCCTTTGTTTCTATTAACTGCTCTTCTTTTAAACGCAATAATCCCTCTTTGATTGCCTCGGCTTGCAAAGAATTTACCCATATTAAAAGGGAAGGGCGGGGCCGGTTGATGTAGGGAGTTTTATATCAGGAACAGGGATCAGCTTTGTAATTTGATTTGTCAAATAAGCTTTGGCTTTCGCTTGGTTGGTAGGGTTCTTAGCGTAGAAATAAAGACCCGTACCACCTGCGAGCGCTCCCACTATAAAGACTGAATTAACAATAACAAGAACATTAATAATTTTTTGCATAGCTTTATTTGTTGCTACGTCTTAATAATACTTATAATTGAACTAAAAAAAGTATGCTTGACGATATTTGGAAAGAAGCCATTTTAAAAGCCGCTCCATTAATGATATTAGTTTTAACCCTTACAAGTATTTCCTTGATCCCTGCTTATATGATGAAAAGCGTTTTATTAAACCAACCACAACTTATAAAAAACTAAGCCCAAGGAGAACCCACCTTTTCAATTGGTGTATTAACTATATCAATCTGAGCTTTTAGAGCGTTTTCTATTGCGGTCACTTTTGTTGACCCTAAATCATCCGTCAACCATTCCAAGCATTTAGCAGCGGTCAAAGAGTCATAAGCGATGAAATCAGAAGGCAAGGAGTCAGGCTCATTAAATTCAATAATTCCGACATGTCTTGCCTTTTCTTCGCTTCCGTCCATCCCCTTTACTCTATAAACTAATTTTTTAACAAATCCATTTGATACATTAGCGACCATTTGAGAATCGTTAATTTCCCATGTATAGGAATAAGCCATTTTTTCTTAGTATTAATATGTAGACATATTATGAAATCAACCCTCTAAGAGAGCCACCCTTTCTGATAATTCTTTTACTGATTCAATTAACGCACCAATTAAACCGCTGTATTGAAGAGATTTAGAACCCTCTGAACCATGTACTAGCTCAGGAAATACTTTCTCAACATCTTGAGCAATAACACCGATAGACTCAGAATTATTATTTTTAAATTTATATTTAAATCCGTTAATCTGTTTTATTTTATCTAACACATTTTCAAGAGGTTCTATATCTGTTTTTAATGCAATATCTGACGATTCATTCACTGTTCCAGTAACATCAACACCTGAACTAGTTGTAGCAAGTTTACTATTATCATTATAATATAAAACTACATCTTGGTTTGCTGTAGCTTGAATTGATTTTTTTGTAGTAGTTCCAATCGTTAAAACTGCATTAGTTAATTTAAATTGGAAATCAGTAGACCCCGTATTTCTAAGATGTAATATAGCGTCACCATCAGCAGTGTTCTCTATAAGTAGCTTTGCATCTGTTGTACTTTTAACCTCTATTCCTGTACCCGTTGTTTGGAGCTTTAAGACATCATTATAATACAATTCAACAGCCCCATTTTTTACACCTTTAAAATATTTTTCATTATTAACCGCTCTTAATTGGATCTCATCACCTTCAACATTTAAAGTGTGATTATTAGGACTTAAAATAAAATTTTCGCTTGTATCATGCATTAATTTAAGATCACTATTTGAACCTATCGCTAGTGTCAAATTATCTTTTATTCTGATACCTGAATTAGTCGTTTCTAGAACTTCTGTGCCCCCATCTTTAAAAATTATATGACTACTATCTATTATTAAATCTCCGCTTCCAGATTCGTTTATGTAACTATCATTTCCATCATGAAATAAAAACAAGTCCCCATCTGTCCCAAAATTAATCTTTGCATTATCAGAGAATTTTAAATTATTAGTTGAGCGGTTATATGTAATATCTGTTCCAGCCGTTGCACCATCAAAAGTTACATCAGCGGCATGAATAACAGCCCCGGTGAATGTGCCGCCTGCTAATGGCATTTTTGTTCCATCAGATGACGAGCCAGCGACCCAACTTAAAACACCCGAACTTGTACATCCTAAATATTCAGTTCCACTCCCGGGCTGCGTCGTCGGTAATGTATATGTCAAATCCGCCGATTGAGTACCAGCCTTAAACGCTGAATAATGATCTTGTGAGGTGTCCTGGGTGTTGTCGGTAAGTCGTAATTCCTTTTTATTGTGAATCGTCAGATGATCCGTCATATTGCCGCCTTTTGTAGAAACAAAGGCATGGTCCAAAGACAACCAAGTAGTAGAACCATCACCAATTTTTATTTTTCCTGTGTCTGTTTCATATCCCCATTCACCCGCTAATAAAGTGGGGTTTGCGCTATTCCAATTCGCAGCCGTATCACGGCGTATCTGAATTTGTACTCGTACGTTGGTTTGTGTCATAAGTAAGCGCCCCCACCTTTTAAGTTCAATTCTAGCGCCGTTGGTGTGGCGTCATCTCCATCTAGAATAAACGGCTCTGTTCCTTCTAGCACAAATGAAGTGAAAGCACTTTCAGGTTTCCCTATGTTACTCCCAAACCATGCATTCTCACCCTGCATGATGTATATAAGATCATTAGCGCTAAGTATTGATAGCTGTACGGTGCAATCGTGATAGACACCTTTTTGCTCTTCTTCTGGTATTGCGTTATATCTATATTTTGATGTGGTTGGGACAACGGTGCCGCTACTACTTCCCCAGATCACCGAATCAGGAACGAGAAAATAATAATGCAGCCCCCCAGATTGGTTGTAATGCGTTCTAATCAACCCAATTTCTGTCTCGGTTAGGTTCGTATAAGTCAACGTCATAATATTGTTATTGACTCTTAATGAATGCCTAAAACGAACAGGGCCAGCGGTTGCCGTGCTTTCATCTGTGATATTTAAACCGCCTAAGTCGTAAGAAATCCTTGTTGGAGATAATGAGGGAAAATCAGCCATGACTAAATCACATAAGGGGGTAATAGTTGAAGCTCAACTTGAACATCTATCTGCGTTAATGTTTCCTCTATTGTTGGTGGTTCTAAATACCGCCATTGATAATTAGTAGGGAAAGTTAAATTCGTTCCTTGTAAAGTTGTAGAGGTTAAATCAAAAGTTTCATATGTCCCATGTAATGAATAATGAGAAACAATTGCAAAATGATTAGACCTCGTAATATTAATAAAATTCATTCTTAGGCGATGACCTACAGAAGCATTTGAGTGCCTGACGTTTGTTTCATTACCCGTTAAAGAAGGAAGCGCACTACTTGCATAGGTCCCGGGTATATAAGTTCTTGTTGACGGTGCCAACGTTGGAAAATTTGCGCCCATTATGTGTAAGAGTCTCCATCTTCATATGATCGACCTGACCATTGCAAATTAGAACCGCCATCTTGTACCGGGTTTGTTCCATCTGTTGAAAATTCCCATTTACCGGTTATCTCCCAACTTGCGGTTGATGGTGGATCTCCTGAATAATTACGTTGACAACTAGCGGTTAGATTAGGCTCATCATATTTAGGGCATTGATTGGTGTTTTTGCTAATACCTCCAATTGTGATACTACCGCCTACACAAGTAAAAGAGTGCTGAATTAATTTTACCTTAGATCTCCAAGGTTGATAGGCTGGATTAGGATATTTAAAATTTCCACTCGCTACCCCGTCTAAGAGAGTGCAACTAATACCAGGTGTTCCAAAGGCAGGGGCTAGGGCTAACGTATCACTAGAAGTAATAGCAAACCAGTCACTAGTTCCCGTAGTAGTCCCATTATCACTACTATCTGCATTGTTAGCGATTGTTTTTGTATATGCAATTCTTGCATGTGTGTATGAACTTGTCGCGGGTTCTACTGCTGACGTCTCGCCTATAAATTCCTCACCACCAAAACCACTAGGAGAGGATGGATCAGGGCACTCTTTATATGCCTCTATGTAATGATCCATATCCGCTGTTGTTAAAGAATAACTAAAATTATCACTTGTTCCGTCGCCGCCTTCGCTCTTTATATGTTCTCTAGCGCCCGTTTCTTTATTCCTTCTATACCAATGGACTTTCCCACCCGCACAAGACGTATTTGCTGTTAATGCATTGCCAGTTGTTAAAGGATCACCCGCGCTGCTTCTATCATCTGTCAACGTTCCGGCATTCCCATCAAAAGGATCATCAGGGTTATCTATCGGATGATTAGGAGCTGAACCGCCTAAATCGTCTAAACCTGTCGGCTCATAAGATACCTGTCCAAAAGAAGGGACAGTGAAATCACTAGGATAATCCGCGTAATTCATCCCCGTGTCTGGTAAATCCCCCGTTCCGCTGTTTACATCGCAATTAAAACTTGCCTTTCCTGTTGGCATGGTAAAGCCTGAACCTGTAGCAGCATTAACAGCAAGAGCAATTAAGCTTTTGCCATCACTATCTATAGGAAAATGAGTTAAATCTAATTCAACTACACCACTTAAAGACTTACTAATTCTCTCGACTTCATATAGATAATCATGAAATTCAATATCATCTAAGCCCGTTTCTCGTCTTAACTTAACTCTGACAATATCGCCAATGGTAAGAGTCGAACCAAAAACAGAGGGTCTAACTTTGATCCTTAAAGTATGTGTAATATATTTACGTCTTGCGATGTGATAAGTACCAACTTTAACCGCGTGATTTTCGCCGCAAACAAACTCACTAAGGTCATATTGCTCAAAGGGGCCATTTGCTGCAGTGCCGCTAAATCTAACCTCACTCGTTCTAATTAATCCAATATCATTATCAGGCTGTTGACGCCATAGCACCTGAGCACAAATATCACGACGCTCAACCAACGGAACATAAGAAATCTCAAAACCACCGTCTAGGATATGCTCTTCTGTAAAACCAAAGATTTCAGTAATAGCCGTTGTCTTTATTGTTCCGTCTGTGTTATGAGGCAAGCGCGGTCTTAGAAACTTCTTACCGTTTTTCTGGCTAATTCTTAACAAGAAAGCCGCGCCCGTATCACTTAACCAATCCTCTAAATTTGTACTTTTTTCAAATACACCGTTATATAAAAAACCGTTTGCATTGGTGAATTTTGCAGCGTTGAGCATCTCCGTATCATCCAACATAGAAGAAGGGAAACGGCTGCTTTGAGTAATTAGATATTTAGCAAGATCAACAAAATTGTCAGAAGGTCCAAGCGTTGAATCTATTAACCGTGTCACTTTAATTCCTTGTTCTACGAATACATGAACTTGCTTATTCCATGTCTCATCACCATCTGCATGTGTGTTCACATAACTCATTGTCGTCATAGCTTCATATCTTCCAGACGTGCCACAGAACGCGGGGCAATTCCACGGGGTCTTTCCACTAACTACCGTTGTTGTATTTCCTGGAACCCAGTTACTAGGGCGGCGGTCATGAGATTGATTCCATGTACCTTCTCTACAGGCTCTTTGAAAAACGTGATTTTCCTGAATTGTTGGTAACTGCCCGTCACTTAAAACAAGAATTAATTTTACGGTTAATACGTTTGTTGTTCCATCGTTTGCATAGCTTCCCTCTGTTGCCGCTGGACTAACTAAAACACCTCCTACATTGTTCTGCCTTCTACAGAAAACAATAGGTATAGGTGTTCCAATAACGCAGCTCCTTTGTTTCGCGTCTAAATCAGTTGCACCTCTTGCGCTGTTTTCTTCTAATGGACTTTGAACTAAACCATTTTGATAAATCAGAAGTTCTAAAGGATCAGAAACGGAAATATTCATATTGTGATAGGTGCCCCCACTTGGTAACTTGTAAATTTCCTCGGCGGGGCTTGTGACCCGACGGGCGCTAAAGCAGAACCGAGATTTACAGTAAGAGCCGTAAAGCTTCCACCCATTTCTATTACTTCCCCTAGATACGTCGCAATAGTAGTTTGAGATCCGCTAGGCGCTGCATTCTCATTTCTACTATCAAATTCATAGATATTCACTTCACATAAATAACCTCTAGCAATAGCAGGATTAAAAACATTTAACGCCGTTTTTGTTGCTGGAATTTCAATCGATACACCAGCCCCACCGTTAGCAGTAGCCGCCATAATTCCCGTTGCTACAAATGGAAAATAAGACCAACTTGCAGAACTAAGGGTTACAGATTGATTGACATAGTAATTTTGCCAACGTGCATAGACGGTTGAATCACTCGCGTTATAGACCTTTAAAAAATGGCTTTGCGCTCGGTTGCTCATTTAATGCACCCCCTGAAAACGACGACCGCCCGTTGTCCTTGAATTACCGAAAACTGATTTACTAAATGTTTGTAATGCGCCTTCTAAATCTGAAAGGGTGACAAATTGCTGTCCTTGTTGCTGTAAAACTGGCCCCGTTTGAATATGAATATTAGGCGCCCCGCCTGTTGACCCTGACGACCCAACGACGCCACCTTGTGCAAAAGCAGGAATCACAGCCCCGCCCCTTTTACCTGATAGCCAATTTTTAGACGCGGCTGACATCTTACTTTCAGGAATAATATATTCTCTGCCAGCTTCTCCAGCTAAGACCAATTCAGGGCCGTCTAAAACTCCACCCGCTGCCATTGCTCGCGCTGCTGTTGCTCTACCTCTACTACCTCCACCGCTTCGACCTAATGAGGTTACTTTTTTAATTTGTTGAACTAGTTTATTAATCCAACCAAAGGCACGATCTAAAACACCTTTAATCCAATTGACAAGACCAGTCCATACATTCTTAACAGCCTTCGCACCTGCAACAAATGGGCCAGCAAAAAACTTGCCTAAAGAAACCCACATATCTTTTATCTTTGTCCCTAACCATTGGAACGCCTGCCAAATATTATCTCTAAATTTCCAGATCACCGCTAAACCAGCAACAACACCCGCAGTGATTAAAGCAGGGACAGCAATAGGGCCAAGAGCTGCCAACATTGCAACCTTAAGACTTCCCAAAATAGGAAGCAACGCCGAAAGCTTACCAGCAACACCGACAAGAGTTAAGCCTAATTTGGTACCTTCTAACGCTGCAAAAGCACTCGCCATAATTGACAACGGTGGGCCAACAATTAACACCGCCGCGCCAATTCCTAAAATTGCAGATGCAACAAATTTAATAGGGCCAGGCATTGCATTAAATACACCAATCGCAAAAGTTGCAGTTTTTACTAAAGGTGTAAATATTGGTAAAAGTTGTGTTCCGATGGCTGTAGCTAGATTTTCCATTTCTTTCCTATATAGCTTGTAAGCATCAGGGGGGGGAGCGTCAGCACTAGCTAATTTCTGCATAGCCGCAACAATCTTGTCAGTTGTCAATTCACCATCTGAGCTAAGTTTTTTTAATTCATTAATAGAAACGCCCATTGATTCCGCGATAGCCTGCCCAACTGCTGGCAAGCGTTCCATAACACTTCTAAACTCATCCCCTTGTAATTTTCCAGAACCTAATGCTTGACTTAACTGGAGCATCACGCCTTCAGTATCAGCAGCGGAAAGGTTATATCTCAACGCCGCGTTATTAATCCCTAAATAAACGTCTTTAATTCCATCTAATGAAATACCCATCGGGCGCAACCGTCCGAATAAATCAGATACTCCTTTAGCCGCTCTTTGTTGCCCTAAGCCAAAACGATTTGCAGCCTCATCAACAAATTTCAAAACCTCCTTATGCTCGCCATATTCTGCCGTTAATATTTTTAATGTTTTTTGTGTCCGTTGCATATCTATTCCAGCCTTAGCAAAACCAGCAACGGCTGCAGTAGCACCTAAAGCACCTAAAGCACCAATTGCACTATTAGCAACACCCTTTAATTTTGATAATGACTTCGCAGTTTTATTCGTTTGAGCGTCTATGCCCTTCATTCCCTTCTCTAAACCTGAAAGTTTATTTAAACCTTTTGTAACGGCTTCAATAATAAAAGTTGTCTTATTACTTGCCATTTTTACTTTCGCTACGTCTAGATATTATTTCTACTACTTTAGCTTCTATTACCTGCAAGTCTTGTAATACCTGAAATGGTTTTTTAATTTCTAATAATTCCATTGCCCATTTTACCGCTAAATAATCCATTCCATAAATAAAACCGCCTGAACTTCTCCACTGAGTCGAGACATTTAAAAAAACAATTACCGCTTCCCATACCTCGGGCAATACCTTTAAATTTTCCTCTTCCTCTTCTTGTTCTGGTGGAGCTAAACCTAATACCTTGTCATCTTCTGATAGCTGTTTTTTATCCGCGCCGCCGCAAAAATATTCAGCGACGCCTTCTAGTTTTTTCTTTTTTCCTCTACTAAGGATAAGAAATAAGTTTCAACAAGGGTGGAAGCCATCATAGGCACATCTAATAATTGCTTCTTTGTTGTCTTAGTCACTGGAATATCATGCCCGTTAGCGTCTGTAATGCCCTCCCATCCATCTAGTATTTCTTCAGCTATTGATTGATCTGAAATATCATTACTTATATCTTCTCCACGTTCAGACGCTGCCATTAATCTATTAGCTTGTTGTTGAATTTGATTAATACGCTTTTGCGGTAATCGTTTAAATCTTGCTTCAAAAGTTTGTTCTACACGTTGCCCACCATCAGAAGGCATCGAGTGTTTTACAGGCCAAAGGTAAGTATTACCCGTATCTAAAATAAAGCCCATTAATTAAGGGTTGACTCTTTTAATAATACGCCTCAATAGCAAGCCGTCAATTATTGGAACGTTAGAAGAACCTCATCATTGCCACTAGTAGGCAAGAAACTTAGAGGTAAAGTTATATGCTGAATCCCATCAGAGTCGCTTAAAGTGGGGTTACTTAGGTCTACTTTTTCAGCAACAAAACTTACAATATTCCCAGCAGTTGTGCCATGTTGGAAAGCAACTAGATCTGTACTTTCAGAATTGGCAAGAGTAAAATAGTCTTTCTGTGCAATGGTTGGAAGTTCAACAACTGCCTCGCCTGCGGGATTCCTAGCGCTAATAATTACATCCTTATCGGCTCCTATTAACTGTCTAAATGCAACCTCATTAGCCATATCAAAACTAATGGATTGAACGGCGGGGCTATAACCAAGAATATTAGTTGCAACGGTATTACCAGATTTAGCAACCACTGGAACCGATTGATTGCTGTATGTTGTTGATCCGGCGGCGGTATCAGTTGGGCTGTTATAAACCCCGATCATTGAGAAAGAAAATACAGGAATGCCACCAGTTTCCAAACTAAACGAAAAGGAGCCTCGGCAATTTGTCGCTATATGTCTAATACCTCCATTGTTGAAATAGAGGGTCGTACTTTCAAAGGTAGAACTTAAAGGCTTGTATTGAACATTGGCGCTAATGCTATAACCAGAACTTGCACCAGGGGTAAAGGCCGCCGTTGATGCCTGAACCGTCGCAACTTTTGAGCTACCTGTATAAGAAGTGATCAAACCTTTATGACCGTTACCAGTTCCCGAGGTGATAGTAATACACATTCCGGTATAGGCGTCATCCGTTGCGCTGGCTCCAGATGCAAGAGTTATAGAACCCGCTGAACCGGCTTGAGAACTTCCGGTAACTGCTGAACCTGTTGTAGTAGCAGACATACCACAAGCTCTTAACAAACTATCAATACGGCTTGCAGTTCCGGCACTACCAGAACCCGACATTTCTACATCGAAGCTAAGACTTATTTTTGTATCTGTTAGTAGCTGTTCTGTTGCTCCTAAATATGGCCTTATAATTTCTCGGCCTGCTGTTCCTGATTCGACGGGTGACACCTCTAAATTAGAAACTAATAACGCATCAGTTCCCGCAGGGCTGCTATCTGTCCCGCTACTGCTCTCAATCTTTGTTAATAATCTGCGAGCGTTGGTAAGAATTGCCATTAGTCCTTAGAATCGGGGTTTGCGTCTTTTTTGGGGATGTAGGTCTTAACCCCAGTCAAGGGGTCTACTACTTCCTCGTATTGGTTGTTGTCCTTGCTATCCATAATAATGCGTAATACCAATAAAACCTATTATGAAAGAGATTCAACTGCTGTTCTGTATCTAATTAAGTACTCACAATTCACGGCAACAGTTGGTTGATCAGCGTCGATCATTTCCCAATTAACCCCCTCGGGTTGAATATCTATTGCATTACCGTTCAAAGTTAAATCAGCCATTAACAAACTATGCATACTCGCTACAACTGAATCAGCGGCGGTATCTGGAGCCGTTGACGTACTGCCAATATGAAAAACAGTAACCCTAATTCTTAACGACCAATCAAGCTTAGGAAGACTAGAAGTCTGTTCTGGATCGTCTGAGATTGGTTCAATATTAATCGCCGGGAATTGACTTCTATTATTTAAAGGAACCTGTCTAGATCTATAAGCACGATTAGAAATCCCAGAAGTAGGTGTAATAACAGTTAAAACACGGGCTAATATTGTTTCTCTTTTGCTCATGTCTTTTGAACCGCTAAAACTGTAGTTAATGAATCAACGTCTTTTGTATTACTTCTCACCGTGTAAGCATCGCCGTCAATGGTGATTGAATCATTTGGATTTAATGAGCCAAAGTCTGAAACCTTACAATGAAATTGATAGTCAACAAATAAAACCTGACCACCTATTTCTATTTCTGTGGGTTGATCTAAGATTCCTTTTCCCGTCGTGCCTCCGCTAGTTGCTGAAACTGCAAGATCAGAAAATATTGCATCTAGTGAATCAGTTTGTATTGACATCAGTTGAAACTACTTTTGTCTTTTTAGGGGTTGGTGGAGTTGGTGGACATGCAGGCGCTTCGACTGCCTCGATTGCTCTTCCTCCATTAATTAAAGAAAGTGCTTCAGATTCTTCTACATCGTGAATCACTCCCGCTTCAAAGTGTTGACCCTTTATCAAAATAGATTTGTTTAATTTGATTTTCATAAGAAAAAGGGGGCCGTTTCCGACCCCGCGATTAGCTAATTAAAGAGTTGTGGTTATGTCCTTGATGACACCAAAACTAACAGGGTTTCTAACAACTACATCCATACTTAAAACTCCACGAATGGAACTTAATAGCTTGGAGAAGTCGTCAGAATCCTCACCAACTTGAATCTCTAATCCACCCCATAGGCAAAGAAGACATTGTGAGAAGTCACCAAAGATAACCGCTGAACAGTTATTAGATGATGAACCCTTAGTCAATGTGCTTGGAACCTGCATAGAATCCAATATTGGATAGCCGTTAAAGTTTGCAGGTGTTGGTCCTCTTCCTCCTACCGCGTTATTGAGGTTGTAAAGATATTGGTTAGTTGTATCTTTTAACTTTTTCAAGTCATTAACAACTTTTCCATTGGTGACGTACTTGGTAGTAGCACCGTTAACAACACCGTTATCGATAACAACATTGCCCTCTAGGTTAATCAGCATATCGGCTGTAACCGCGCCGCCGTTTGTACCTACAGCAATTGAATTAACTCCACTGGTGTTGAGTATTCCAGTTGGCTCACCTGAACTACCAGATCCATTCAGCACAGCAGAATCAAGCGCTAACTGTAGATTCTGAGTCATATCAGACCTAATCAAGTCTTCGATTTGTGGAAGACCTTGTAAGACCTGTTGCCGTGAGTACTTTTCCAAACTGGCTACATTTTTCGGGCTCGCTGTCAATTGCGCAAAAGTACTGTTACCCGCTGTTATTGCCGTAGTTTGACTTGAGAGCCAATAAGTAGATCCAGTTGTTGACCTCTTAGGAATAATCAAATCACCCTGACAATCGGCCAAGGTCTTTACCCCCGCCTGCATTGCAATCGAGGTGTTGTATAAGTACTCGACAAAATCTTGTGGCCTGTACTCATCAGCAACAAGGTTTCCTCCTACATTTGCCGTTGATGTGACATATGTGGCACGTTGCTCTGGAACCAAAGCAGACAAAGGCATCATAAAGGAATTAGAAGAAGTTCTTTTACCTCCTTTTAATTCGACTTCTTGTGATATTTCACGGATTAAACCCGCACCCCTTGACGACCAATCATTTGTTTGTACTGCCTTAATACCATCAACAAGGCGCATTTCTCTTAATTCCTTTTCAGGAACGTCGGGCGCAGATGGAACTGATTCGATCTGTTGTGCTTTTTCGCTAATGATTTTCAGAGCTAGTTCTCTTACTTCATTAATTGTTTTGCCTTCACTAATGAAAGTGTCTTTTCTTTCTTCTCCTAATTGATGCTCATTGCATATAAGAGAAATAGACCTTATGCGGTTGCGCTCATCAGAAGCCGCTTTTTTTGAAGCTTCTTCACGCACCACCGTCAAGTCAGGGGTGTTGTCAGTCATTTCAGGTTTTGTCTCTGAAGGTTTACTTTGTGGCGCGTCAGGCGACGCAACGGCGTTAATACGCTGTGTTTCCATATTACTAGATTCTTGCTGTGTAGACATAGTAGCGCCAGTTTTTTCAACTTCTTTTGTTCTTCCTATCCCAACTGACTCGTCGGCAGCAATAACAGCAATGCTAATTTCCGCTGGTTTCCATGACATCACGCGGTAATGATCTTCTTTGTCTTTTTCTTCTCTTGTTTCATTTACTGAATAACCAACAGACACCCCGCGTAATATTCCATTCTTTACATCGTTAAATACTTCAGAGGGGAAAGGGTTATCGCTGAAACGTACACGGGCGTAACCGCGCTTGTCTTTTGTCCATGCTCTTTCAACTACACCTATCGGCCTGTTTGGGTCATGGTTAAACAGTAAAGGAGCCGCATCATTTAAACGTGAAAAATCGATTGCACCCTCTCGATGATCAAGAATCTCGTTACCTAATACACCCCTGTAAACTGGTTTTTCACTTGAAAATGGAAATTCAATCGAACGTTCTTCTTCATTTATTTTAAAATCTACGGGTTCCGATCTATGTTGAATTTGATTTTCCAAATCACGTTTCTTTTCCATTTGTCTATAAATCATTTTTATTTATATTAGCTTGTTCTTGCTTTTTAGACGTAGTAATAGTTGTATCGAAAACTAACCCAAGTTGCTCCGCGTTAGAAATTTCACTCTGACGCTGTGGCAATAGTTCTTCAATGTCGCCACCCATTTCGCTGATAATATCTGATTGAGTTTTGAAGCCTGCCGCAACTGCCTCCTTTGCAGCGGATATTTCTCTATGAGGGTCTACGTGCTGCCAGCCTCTATGCAAAAATTTAATTTTTCTATATTTATCGGGGTCTAATTCGTAATTTGGTAGATCTAGGGCACCTGATAGCACTGCCAATTCTAACCATATATCAAACAAAGGCTGTAAAAATCTTTCTTCTAAATATTTCTGAATACGCTTGTAGTGGTCTTTATCTTCTAGCAGGCTTAAACGTGAACTTGAATAATTTGACTCGCTGTAGTCTTTACTAATTGAGGCATAAGAAAGACCCGTACCAGCAGCAAGACTTCTAAGAATAATTTTATTAAACGCCTCAAATTCTCCGCTAGGTGCGTCTAAGTCTGGAACTTGTATCGACTCATTTGGGTTTAAATAATGAAATTGTCCGGGCGACCATTGTGAAATTCTTTCATTCTCAAATACTTCGCCATCACCAACTAAACCATCAGGGTCATTAGTTTGAACAAACGCCATTAACGCGGAACTGGCCCTCATTTTTATAAGGCTCGCGCTTTGATACCCGTCAAGTTGGTGCATTGCCTCCAATACAGGAGCAAGCATTGAAACGCCTCTACTTTGCGAAGGTCTATCCGTAACAAATAAATGAATAATTTCATTAGCAGGTATAAACATATGTCTTTTTTCCCCTACTGCTATCGGGAAAGGTGTTTCACCAGGATGTTTCCGAAAGAAAGCGTACCTAACAGGTCTGGAAAACTCTGTTCTCTCAATCCCCATACGCCAAGTATTATTTTTATTTTTTGTCGCTCCTTTATATTCGCTGTCTAATTGCTCTGGTTCCAACAATTCAATGGCTAGAGGTATTGATGAACGCCCGAAAGGTTTCTTTATTAACCTTACAAAAATTTCACCCGCCTCAAATAAAGATTTTGCAACTATAGTTTCGATGTCTGAAAGACAATCACGCCCATTAGCTGAGCATGAATCGTAACGACACCATTTTTTAAAAGCTAATTCAATCGCGTCATTATATTTTTTATCAAGTTTTCCTCCTCTACTTTTACGAACTTGAGCTTGAAACCGAGTTCCATTTCCAACAACATTTAAAGCAAAACTTCTTTGTCCCTGTCTGATATTTGGATTATTACGGCAAAGATCCCGTGCTCTTGCAAGTACTTTATTTCCACCGTTTAAAATATTACTATCAGCGCTGTCAGTAGGAGTCAACCAACTATAGTTATACCTTGTTTGAGCTGCCCCCGAATAATTCCGCATCTTTGCAGCTTTAGGCATTTGTTTGATTTCTGGTTCAGGTTTAAAAACGTCTGAAATAGCTTGATTAAAAAATCCCATAATTAAAAACGAACTAAAAAACGATTTGGATTACCTAAACCTTGACTAACTTTTTCCCCGACACTTTCTCTTAATATCTCCGCATTTAATCGGTTTAACTCAATATGTAAATCAGGAATTAAAGCCCTTTTGTATGTACGCCCGCCAACTGAATATTCTTGAGCGCCATCTGCAAATTTTGTTAACGCCGTTTTAATGTTGTCTCTTGCTTTTTCATTGTCTGTTCTGTTATCTATTGCAGAAGGGGTTCCACTATATACAAGGGATTGCTTAACTTTAAATTCACCCGTTCCTAATTCGTAATCTTCTGATCCTTTACTAGCTACCGCCGCCCAAATCCAATCACCCTTATCAAAGTTTGTTGTTACAGAGGATGCAACGGTAAAACGCCAACCCTGATTATAGGAACTTCCCACAACTGTCGCGCCTTCAGATGCCGCATTAGTTCTTAGATAGTAAGTAAGTGTCCAATCATCCGATGTTGCGTTTACATCGAAACCAACCGTAGCCGATGGATCTTCCCAATTAACTGTCGTGCCTGCTGTAATAATTTCAGGGAAAGAAGAAACCCAATTCATAACCTTTTACCAATTTGTGACATAACTCTGCGTAGGCTTATTACTTATTTTAGCGTCATTTAAGGGTCTTTTATCTGATTTAACGGGATTCAAGAGCCTTTTATTAAATATTTCACCAATTTTAGCCCTTGGATAGATCATATAGAGCCGATTCAACCCGCAATAGGCCATACAAAGACAATCCAACGCCTCATTCCTAGTTCCCGGTTTTAGCGTCCATGTAGGGACTTGAAACCCTGAACGATTTGTTTTTAAAATTTGTCTTTCTGCTGTTAGTTGTCTGAAATATTCTTCGCCTGTTTGCGCGTGAAAGTGTAAATATCCGGGGCCAGGTTCGTTATGTTTCAGCCTACCCATTAAGGCGTCTTTTGCAGTATCTCCACCCATTAAATATAAAGTTAATGCCTTTTTTAAGGATCTACCCTTTGCGTTGATGTCTACTTTTGAGCCGCGACCAATAACAGGTTTACGCGCTTGATTTGTTCCTTTAATAGCAATAACCCCTTGCGCCTGACGTTCACGGCAATATTGATAAGTCGCCTGAGTTGCTAAACCGCCGGAATCAATCACGGTTACATCAGGCTTTAATTTAACTTTCTTCTCTGGGTTCCCCGGTACTGGAATTTCATATTCAGCCCCAACTAAAACATCTAATACCGACCAGACGTGTGCTTGGTGAGGATCGCCAAGAATGACTTGATGATCTATTAACCAACCTTCCTCAAAATTATCAGGTGTAACATTCCATCCCCATATAGAAACTTCTAGCCTTTGATTCTCTCCGCCCATACCGCCGCCACCTTGTACATCAACCCCGATTGTTATGGTTTGTACTCCTTCGGGAATCTGTCCCGGCAAATAACCTTCACACCGCTTTAATAAACCTTCAACACTAACAGGGGAAACATGGTCAGAATCCCAAGTTTCAGCCAATCTCGTATTAATAAAAGTGCGTAATAATGGGGCGTCACCTTTTGCCTTTAAAAATTCCTCAACCATATTTTCCCAACTAAACCATCCCAATGGAGAGTAAAGGCCATTTAAATGAAACCCTGCTGTTTTGTTGTCTTTGCTTTCTGCTGTATCTCTCCATTCGCCTTGTCTTAACATTGAGGTCTTATGTACTTCTTTAAATTTGCCTTCACATTTTTCACATTGATATTGAACAGTTGACGGGTCGTGATCTTCATATTTTATGTTTTTAAATTGCAAGTGTTGCATGTGACCACATAAAGGACAAGGGACAAAATACCGTTTTTGTGAACTAGATAAATACTCTTGCTCGATCCTTGAAAAATCTTTTACGGTGGGAGTTGATGTAAGTAGTATTTTTTTTCTCGCGAAGGTTGTAGTTCGTTTCTCGGCTAATGCACACGGATCACCTTCACCCTCTATGTCACTGGGAAATGCGTCGATTTCATCCATAAATAAATATCGAATAGGCGCACTTCTTAAACCTGTAGCGCTGTTGGCTCCAGTGATGAGCAATATGCCCCCGGGGAACTCTTTACTAAACATTGTGTTTCCACTATCTCTAGATCTAGCAGGCGCGATTTTGTCAGCCAAACAAGGGGTTTCAGTAAACATACTTTCGAGCCTTTGCTTAGACAGACGGCGACTCATTTCTATTGTTGGTTGTACCGCGAGGGCGCTGCTAGGGCTGTGATCCACTATCCAACCAAGGAAGTTCATACCTAATTCTGTTTTTCCACACTGCGAGGCAAACATCAAAACAACTCTTTGAACTTCGCCTTGACTACTTAATAAGTTCATAGGTTCCCTGCAATATGGCGTTCTTTCCACGCGATACTTACCCGGTTCCGCGCTTGCCTTACTGCTTAATAAACGATATTTAGTAGCCCATTCACTAACAGATAAAGGCGTTTCAGGTTTTAGACCTTCTAAAAAGGCTTCCTTCCATGCGTTCATGCTGCCTCAACTAATTGTTCTAAAGCCGCCCTATGTTCTTCTGTTAATAATTTATGGATTGCTTGCGGGTCGGTTTCACCTGCAATTTCATTCGATAAACGATCAGCCAAATTAGCCATTGATTCCCTAATACTCCTACCAAGTTGAAAGCTTGTTTTCTTGATTTCTGATACTGGCATTAATTCTTTCTTCTGTTGAGCAACTTGAATCTTTGCCAATTCACTTAAGTAATATTCTTTTCTAGCTCGACTCACATTGAAATCTGGTATTGCATCTTCTGGCAGTGAATCAACCTTTTTCTTTAGTTCTTGCTTTGTCGGCGTAGCAACGCTAATAGCCCCCTTCGCCGGGTCCGTGTTTTTATCCCATAACTCAAGCGCTAAATCCTTGTTAAGCTTTTCTCTTTTTCCTACCTTAACAATTGCGTCTTCTAAAGCACCGCTTGCCTTTCTCTGCGAAACCGCTGATCTCGTAACGCCTTTCAACTCTGCTAACTCTGCAAAAGTAATAAACATTTCGCCACTTGTTAAGCACTTACACTATATATGGTACCCGTTTGTTTAGTTGTTAAGCTTGTTGAGAATCCGACGCTAGCGCAAAAAAAATTGCGGACGACC